AATTTGTTCCTCCATAAAAAATTCACATTTGAAACTTCATCAACTTCAGCAAACCTATTGACAAAACTTCATTTCGTGTTTATACTTAAAAGTGAAGTTGATGAGGTTACGAACTCATTATACACTCCGCAACTTCATCTTGTCAAGAGGTTTTGATGAACTTTTTACGAAATGTGATGATATTTGTTTGGGAAAAATACTCCACGTAGCCCCACTTTGCTGTATTATTCAATAGCAAAACACCACTTTGACCCACTCGTAAAATTACATTTATACTCTTGACAGGTTCGTAAAGTTGTGATATACTATTGACAAGATAAGGAGGTAGCTCACTATGTTTGACAAACGTTTATGCATCGCCAACATTTATCAGCTCGCAAAAGAGCGTGGCTTAAAGATTGGTGATATAGAAAAATCTGCCGGGGTTAGTGCCGGATATTTATCTCGTATCAATAAGGATGACAACAACACAGTACCTACCATCGACTTTGTGGCAGGTGTCGCAGAAGCACTGGGTGTAACAGTAGATGCCATTATAAACAACGACTATACTTCTCCTACACCAACCGAGAAGTACATCCTCTCTTTTGTAGACAGGCTCTTGGCACAAACCAATGCCGACGAGTTGGATTGGAAAAAGGAAACGTCTGCACAGCTCCATGCCGTAGGCTATGATGAGCAAGGCGACCCTAATCATCCTTTGTTTGTAATGGACTTTGATGACCAGCAACAACCCTCGCCATCGTATAATTCGAGGTTCAGCTCTGGATTTGATGTGACTGGCGATTGCTTTTATCTCACACTCCCTAACACCAAACGTACAGTTGTATATCTTATGTGCGTTGATGACCCCGAAGCAACAGGGTTACCATTTGCCGGAGACTCATATGAACTCTACATCGTTAAAGAGTGGAAAGTACAACCTCTCTGCCATTCCTTGCCGGTTAACTCACTCTTTTCGGATTGCTTAACTAAACTGTATGCAGCCGTAAAAGAGTCTTGTAATCACCCCAAGCTCGATGCAGATATTATGTCTGCAATTGAAGCCTTTATGGGTGATTCGGAAGTTGACGTCAACGATGAGGACTTGCCATTCTAAATTAAAGGAGGACTTTGAATGATAGAACAGACCACCGCAACAGCGAAGACCGTAAAACCCACACCGCCACAGTCCTCCTCACAAGAGGATTCGTCCATTATGAAAAAAATCCGCAGTATCTGTGGACGCGGAAACAATGCTGAAATCAAGCAGAAGAAAGACGGTACGCTTACCGTCATGGAAGTAAAAAAGAATATCGTATAATCCATCAGTAAATCGGTACTGATGAAGAGCCAATTGGGGCTAACGGAACAGGAACACTCCTGCTCTGTTAGCCCCATATTTTTTTGTCGAAAGGAGGAATGTCGATGGAAGAATTCCGCAACCTTAACGGGAAGCGAGTGTGCGATTGGAGCAAAGACCACAAGGTCGCAGAGATTGTTCAGAAGAATTGCATCACTCGCATCACCGCAAACCCGGACGGAACGCTCAATATTGAGAATGTTCCACTACCCACAGCAGCGTAAGTAAATAACACAAGGTAATCCGCCAGAACGCAAGACGGCAGTGCGGGACCTAAATTCTCCTACGGGAGAGTTGGGTCTCACCCTGCCGTCTTTTTCTGTTTATAGCGGATTGTCGGCTCTGGACGGATTGCAAAACCGAAAGGAGCCAAATTATGACAAACAATGAAAACACCCGTTATATCTACATCCGTTCCACCAAGGAACGCATCCCTTGTACCCAGGCAGAATTCGATGCCTATTACCACGACATCAACCTTTACAGACAAAGACAGCAACATCACGGAAAGTGCGTATGTCCCGCTAATAAGCGCCTTGATTGCGATATGGATTGCGAATCCTGTCCTTTCCGCAGAGCCGGAGATTTTCGCTCCCTTGATATTACAGCAACAGACGATGATGGCAATGAAACGAGCTGGATTGACAGTATTGCAGACCCTTCTCCTCAAATCGACGACCTCATCGCATACAACGAAGAATGGCAGAACATTTTGAAACGTATCCAAGAGATTATGCCTGACGCAGTAAAAATCGGTCTTATGCGACTTGAGGGATTAACGGATACCGAAATTTCCGCAACCCTTGGTGTAAGGCAAAACACTATGTTTTATCGGCTGAAAAAGGCAAAAGAAACCCTCCAAAAAGAGTTCCCTGAATTTTTTTGAAAAAACTTTTTGAAAATTTTGAAAAAACGAAGGGGTCATCCGCAGGGGGTGAGTGTAAGGGGCAAAAACAACACTCGCTCCTTCCAGGAGGTGAAACAAAATGTACGAAGCAGAAGACAAGGTGATGAACCCCGAAGAAGAGTTGATTGACACTCTTTTGGATTTCATCATCGTATCAGCCAGCCTGGCAAAGAAAGTCAACCAGGCAATGAAAATCAAGCAAATCAAGGAAGGAGGCAACGTCAATGGGAAAAATCAGCGAATTGGAAATGGCAATCACAGACCTTCGCAGAGCTGCAACCGCTATTAACGAAGTGGCAAACAGCCTGGCGGAGATGTTCAGCGGTAACGAAACTGCCGACGCTCCCACCGAAGACCCCACACCCACATTAGAAGAGGTCAGAGCCATCCTTGCCGAAAAATCTCGCAAGGGACACACCGCAGAAATCCGTTCTCTTCTCGAAAAGTACGGCGCTGCAAAGTTGTCCGGGATTGACCCTGCCAACTACAAAGCACTTCTTGCAGATGCGGAGGGATTGAAAGATGTCACCTAAAGCACACGCAGTTCTTTCCGCATCCTCTTCTGACCGCTGGCTGCATTGTCCTCCCTCGGCAAGGCTCTGCGAAGCCTACGAGGATAAAGGTAGTGATTACGCAGCCGAAGGCACCGATGCTCACACCTTATGTGAATTTCGCTTGAAACAGGCACTCGGCATTCCGGTTGAAGACCCCATCGAAAACCTCTCCTGGTACAACGAGGAGATGGAAGATTGTGCCGCCGGATACACCGCTTACGTGCTTGAGCAAGTTGCTATCGCAAAGCAGACCTGCGCCGACCCCGTAATCCTCATCGAGCAGAGGGTTGACTTCTCTCGTTGGGTAACCGATGGCTTTGGCACAGCGGATTGCATCGTAATTGCCGATGGTGTCCTCAAAATCTGCGACTACAAGCACGGCAGAGGCGTTGAGGTATCCGCCACCGAAAATCCGCAAATGATGTGCTACGCACTCGGTGCTTTGGAGCTGTTCGATGCCATCTACGACATCGACTCCGTCAGTATGACAATCTTCCAACCCAGGCGCGAAAATGTCAGCACCTACGACCTTTCCAAAGAGGAACTCTACAAATGGGCTGATGAAGTTTTGAAGCCCGCCGCAGACCTTGCCTTTGCAGGTGATGGAAATTTTCTCTGCGGTGAATGGTGCGGTTTCTGTAAGGCAAAGCACGATTGCCGTGCAAGAGCCGAAGCAAATATGGAACTCGCACGTTACGATTTCAAACTCCCGCCTTTGCTGACCGATGAGGAGATTGAAGATGTCCTTGCCCGTGTCGATGACCTTGTGTCTTGGGCATCTGACATTAAGGAATATGCACTTCAGCAAGCTATCAGCGGTAAGGCTTGGAGTGGTTGGAAACTTGTAGAGGGTCGTTCCAACCGAAAGTACACAAACGAAGATGCGGTTATCACAGCCGTATCGCAGGCAGGCTTTGACCCCTACGAGCGAAAAGTCCTCGGCATTACCGCAATGCAGAAACTGCTCGGCAAGACCCGCTTTGAGGAACTGCTCTCTGCCTACATTGAAAAGCCACAAGGCAAACCTACGCTCGTGCCGGAGAGCGATAAACGACCGGCAATGAATACTGCAAAAAACGATTTTATGGAGGAATTTTAATATGTCTAACAACACAACCAAAGTCAACAACCCTATGAAGGTTATCACCGGTCCCGACACTCGTTGGTCTTATGCCAATGTGTGGGAGCCTAAAAGCATCAACGGCGGCACTCCCAAGTACAGCGTATCCTTGATTATCCCCAAGTCCGATACCAAGACTGTCGCAAAAATCAAGGCTGCTATCGAGGCAGCATACCAGGAAGGACAGGCAAAGCTCAAAGGCAACGGCCGTTCTGTACCTCCTCTCGCAGCCATTAAGAACCCTCTCCGTGACGGCGATATCGAACGCCCGGATGACCCAGCCTATGCAAACGCATATTTCATCAACGCAAACTCCGCAACTGCTCCCGGCATTGTTGATGCAGACCGTAATCCCGTACTGACTCGTTCCGAGGTGTACTCCGGTGTTTATGGTCGTGCAAGCATCAATCTCTATGCTTTCAACAGCAACGGCAATAAGGGTATTGCTTGCGGTCTTAACAACCTTCAGCTCATCCGTGCGGGTGAACCCCTCGGTGGCAAGGCAAGTGCAGAGACCGACTTTGCAACCGATGCTGATGAGGATTTCCTCAACTAACTCTTCTTTCCCCTGGGTGGCGGAGCAATCTGCCACCCTATTGGGGAATTGAAAGGACCGGTGATTATGAAAACACTCAGTATAGATATTGAAACCTACAGCAGCATCAACCTTCAAAAAGCCGGTGTCTACCGTTATGTTGAAGCCCCGGACTTTGAGATTTTACTTTTCTCGTATAGTGCCGATGGCGGTGAAGTGCTTGTGGTCGACCTTGCCCAAGGTGAAACAATCCCACTTGAGGTTATTGCTGCACTTAAGGACGATGCGGTTACAAAATGGGCATTCAACGCAGCCTTTGAACGCATTTGCCTTTCCCGTTATCTTGGGTATCCCACCGGGGATTACCTTGAGCCTGACTCTTGGCACTGTTCGATGATTTGGGCAGCAACGATGGGATTGCCTTTGTCTCTTGAAGGTGTCGGTGCCGTGCTTGGCTTGGAAAAGCAAAAACTCACCGAAGGCAAAGAACTCATCAAATATTTCTGCCAACCCTGTGCGCCTACAAAAACAAACGGCCAACGCACACGAAATCTTCCGATCCACGCTCCCGATAAGTGGGCGGCTTTCAAGCAATATAACATCCGTGATGTCGAAGTCGAAATGGCTATCCAAGACAAACTTGCAAAGTTCCCTGTGTCGGAGTCGGTTTGGGAGGAATATCACATCGACCAAGAAATAAACGACCGTGGTGTTGCCCTTGATATGGAGATTGTAAAACAAGCCATCGGTATGGATGGGCGTTCCCGTGCTGAATTAACGGAGGCTATGAAATCCATAACCGCACTCGAAAACCCCAACTCGGTGCAGCAGATGAAAGCTTGGCTCTCCGACAACGGAATGGAAACCGAAACCCTCGGCAAAAAGGCTGTGGCTGAAATGATAAAAAACGCACCGCCGGAACTGCAAACGGTACTGACGTTGCGACAGCAACTTGCAAAGTCCTCCGTGAAAAAGTACCAGGCTATGGAAACAGCGGTTTGTGCCGATGGTCGCGCCCGTGGGATGTTTCAGTTCTATGGTGCTAACCGCACGGGCAGATGGGCGGGCAGAATCATCCAAATGCAGAACCTTCCGCAGAACCACCTTGATGATTTAACGGAAGCCCGTGGTCTTGTCCGCAGCGGTGACTTTGATGCCGTGGAAATGCTCTATGAGGATGTGCCGGATACCTTATCCCAGCTAATCCGCACCGCTTTCGTTCCAAGAGATGGTGCAAAGTTTATCGTTTCCGACTTTTCCGCAATTGAGGCTCGTGTCATTGCGTGGCTTGCCGAAGAAGAATGGCGGCAGAAGGTCTTTGCCGAGGGTAAGGACATCTACTGTGCCTCGGCATCGCAGATGTTCAAGGTTCCCGTTGAAAAACACGGCATTAACGGACACCTCCGTCAAAAAGGTAAAATCGCAGAATTGGCTCTCGGCTATGGTGGCTCGGTCGGTGCCCTAAAAGCAATGGGTGCTTTGGAGATGGGACTCACCGAAGATGAGCTTCATCCGCTTGTGGATGCCTGGAGGCAAGCAAACCCCAAAATCGTACAGTTTTGGTGGGATGTTGACCGTGCTGCGATGGAGGCTGTGCGATATAAACACACCAACGAAACTCACGGCATCACGTTCACTTGCCGTAGCGGAATGCTTTTTATAACGCTCCCTTCCGGCAGACAGCTTGCCTATGTGAAACCAAAAATCGGTGAAAACAAGTTCGGCGGGTCGTGCATCACTTACGAGGGTGTTGGAGGTACAAAGAAATGGGAACGGCTCGACAGCTACGGTCCCAAGTTCGTGGAGAATATTGTCCAAGCAACCGCCCGTGATATTCTGTGCCACTCAATGAAAACACTTCGTCATTGCTCCATCGTAATGCACATTCACGATGAGCTTGTTATTGAAGCCGACCCCCGTGTATCCCTTGATGTCGTCTGTGAGCAGATGGGCAGAACCCCAGCCTGGGCAAAAGGACTCCTCCTTCGTGCCGATGGCTATGAAACCGATTTTTACAAGAAAGATTAAGAGGTAAATCCAATGAGTATAAACAAATTCAATTGTGAGGGTTATTATGACCCCACAGCTTACGAGGCTATGACAGCCGTAGAAAAAGAAGAAAAGGCACTCCGTGCTTTTCGCCCGATCGTGTATATCTGTTCTCCCTATGCCGGGGATGTGTCGAAGAATGTCGAAAATGCTCGACAGTACAGCCGTTTTGCTGTGGACAAGGGTTACATACCTGTCGCACCGCATTTGCTGTTTCCACAGTTCCTTAATGACGATAGTCCCAAGGAACGTCAGCTCGGTCTGTTTTTCGGCAATGCCATTATGAGCAAATGTAGCGAGGTGTGGGTCTTTGGTGACCGCATCTCTTCCGGCATGGAGGCTGAAATCAAAAGAGCCAAGTGGAAGAACTACCGCTTGCGCTATTTCACCGAAAACTGTGAGGAGGTTCTCAAATGAAATTCACCCTGTATCGTGCCGACTTCATCGGCGCACCTAACAACTGCTCCTATCCGCACAAGGTTGAAGTTACGGATACCGAGAGCCTGATTTCCGCTGTTGCTCGTGATTACGTCTGTGCGGAATACCGCAATAACTACCGCAACGGCGATAACTTTATCGGTGCGGATTGCTTACCCGTGGATTGCGACAACGACCACTCCGAAGACCCCAACGATTGGGTCACTCCCCATGATGTGCGTGATGCCTTTCCCGGCGTCAGCATTGCTATCCATTACAGCCGTTCCCATATGCGTGAAAAGAACGGCAAGGCAGCTCGTCCCAAGTTCCATGTGCTGTTTCCTATTGACCCTATGACCGACCCCACCGCTTACAGCGAAATGAAAAAGTTTGTCAACAGCATCTTCCCATACTTTGACACCCAAGCATTGGATGCCGCCCGTTTCTTTTTTGGCACTGGCACGCCCGAGGTGGAGTTTTATCCCGGTGATATGAACCTCACCGAGTTTCTTACTGACGAGGACTTTGACGCCGATATGCGCGGTGGCTCTCACGGCGAGGTAATTATCCCCGAAGGTAGCCGTAACGCAACGATGTCCCGTTTTGCCGGTCGTGTCATCAAAAAGTACGGCGACAGCGAGGCTGCGTTTGAATGCTTTATGGAAGAGGCAAACAAGTGCATTCCTCCCTTGGAACATAACGAACTGATGACCATTTGGCACTCGGCTCAAAAGTTCTATGCCAGGGTTCAGCAGCAAGATGGCTATGTTCCGCCCGAAGTGTATAACGATGATGCCACCTACAAGCCGGAGGACTTCTCCGATGTAGGTCAAGCGGAGGTATTGGCAAAGCACTTCTCCGGGGAACTGCGTTATTCTCCCGCCACACACTACATTCGTTACAACGGCCGTTATTGGCAGGAAACCGAACCCGGCTCACAGGCTGTGGCTCACGAACTGACCCGCCGTCAGCTTGTGGAGGCATCCTCCGATATGATGGAGGCTTTGGCTACCCTCAAGGCTTGCGGTGCCCAAGAAATTATGGATAACAACAGCAAGGCAAAAGCCGAAAGCCTTATGAGTGATGAGCAGATGGAAGCCTACCGTGCTTTCCTCGCTGCGAAAGCATATCAATCCTATGTTATTCAGCGCCGTGCATCTAAAAATATCACAGCCACGCTGAAGGAGTCCCGTCCTATGCTTGAAATCACTCCCCAGGACTTGGATGCAAATCCTTACTTGCTCTGCACCCCCGACGCTACCTTTGACCTCCGCCTCGGCTTGGCAGGTGCAAGAGAACATTCCCCGGAGGACTTTATCACCAAAATCACAACTGTTTCACCCAGCGAACGTGGTAAGCAGATTTGGCTCGATTGCCTTGATACAATCTTCTGCGGTAACCAGGAACTCATCGACTATGTGCAGATGATTTGCGGTCTTGCCGCCATCGGCAAAGTTGAGGTCGAAGCCCTTATTATCGCATACGGCTGCGGTCGTAATGGTAAGTCCACCTTTTGGAATTCTATCTCCCGTGTCCTCGGTCTTTACAGCGGTAACATTTCTGCAGATACATTGACCTTCGGTTGCCGCCGTAATGTTAAGCCTGAGATGGCAGAGGTTAAAGGCAAACGTCTGCTCATCGCAGCGGAAATGCAGGAAGGCGCCCGACTCAACGATTCCACCGTCAAGCAGCTCTGCTCGGTTGACGACATTTTTGCCGAAAAGAAATACAAGGACCCCTTCAGCTTTTCACCCAGCCACAGCCTTGTGTTATACACCAACCATCTACCCAGGGTAAGTGCCTCCGATGATGGTACTTGGAGACGCCTTATCGTTATTCCGTTCAATGCCAAAATCGAAGGCAAAAGCGATATCAAAAACTACGGCGACTTCCTTTACCAAAATGCCGGAGAGAGTATCCTTGCGTGGGTTATCGAAGGTGCGAAAAAAGTAATCGACCTCGACTACAAATTTCCCATTCCGGCTATCGTGCAGAAAGCCATCGATGACTACCGCAACCAAAACGATTGGTTCGGCAACTTCCTGGCAGAAAAGTGCGAGGTCGGCACGGGCTTGAAAGAAAGCTCCGCTGCTCTGTATCAAGCATACCGCAATTACTGCGTAGATACCAACGAGTATGTTCGCAGCACATCGGACTTCTACTTTGCCCTGGAGAATGCCGGGTTTGAGAAGATTGTTCGTGGTGGACGCAAGTTCATAAAAGGAATCCAGGTCAAGACCGACAACGGCGATTTTGAGGACTTTTTGAACTGATTTTAGGTAAATAGGTGCGGTCGACGATAGTCATTTACAAAAAACTCTCTTATAAGAAAAAATCATAAAAAATTGCATAAGAAAAAGTTTAGTAATTGACCATCAACGACCGCACCTAATCCATAAAAAACCTTACGGAGAAAGCATTATGAGAGAAAAAGCTATCGAACATAAATTAACGCTGATGGTAAAAAAGCGTGGTGGGATTGCACCGAAGTTCGTGTCTCCTGGATATGATGGGATGCCCGACCGAATAGTTCTTCTGCCAGGTTGCCGTTTTGCCTTTGTGGAAGTAAAGGCACCAGGAGAAAAACCCCGCCCGCTCCAAACTTCACGGCACAAGCTATTACGCAAACTTGGCTTTAAGGTTTATGTCCTTGATAGCCAAGAGCAGATTGGAGGAATCCTTGATGAAATACAAGCCTCATAACTACCAGGCTTACGCTATCGATTACATCGAAACGCACCCCATTGCCGCCGTTCTGTTGGATATGGGTCTTGGCAAGACAAGCATAACGCTGACGGCAATCTACAACCTTCTGTTTGACAGTTTTGAGGTTCATAGGGTGTTGGTAGTCGCACCGTTGCGTGTGGCAAGGGACACATGGACGGCTGAAGTCGGTAAGTGGGACCACCTACAGAACCTCATATGCTCTGTGGCTGTGGGCACCGAGGCTGAACGCAAAGCAGCCCTAATGAAACCCGCCGACATTTATATCATCAACCGGGAAAATGTCCAATGGCTCATTGAGGATAGCAACCTTCCGTTTAATTACGATATGGTTGTGATTGACGAGCTGTCCTCTTTCAAGAACCACAACACAAAGCGGTTCAGATCCTTACTGAAGGTTCGCCCCCTTATCAACCGCATCGTAGGCCTCACAGGCACTCCCGCCTCCAATGGTCTTATGGATTTGTGGGCGGAGTTTCGACTCCTTGATATGGGAGAGCGTTTAGGTCGGTTCATCACCAAATACCGCACCGACTTCTTCGTGCCGGATAAAAGGAACGGAATGGTGATTTTCAGTTATAAGCCGTTGCCCTTTGCGGAGGAGCTTATTTACAAGAAAATCTCCGATATCACAATATCGATGAAATCCACCGACCACTTGCAGATGCCGGAACTCGTATCAAGCGAATATACAGTAAGCCTTTCCGACACCGAGAAGAACGACTACGAAAATATGAAAAGCGAACTCGTCCTGAATATCCCCGACGGAGAAATCACCGCAGCTAATGCCGCCTCCCTCTCCAATAAACTCTGCCAAATGGCAAACGGCGCTATCTATGATGATGAGGGTTCGGTTCACGGCATTCACGACCGCAAACTCGATGCGTTGGAGGATATCATCGAATCGGCAAACGGCAAACCGCTTCTCGTGGCATATTGGTTCAAGCACGACCTTGACCGCATTACCGAAAGGCTGAAAAAGTGCCACATTCCATTTTCCAAGCTGGACACCGCTGACAGCATCCGCAAATGGAACAACGGAGAAATTGCCGTAGCCTTAATTCACCCTGCATCGGCAGGACACGGACTTAACCTCCAATCCGGCGGTTCGACCATCGTATGGTTCGGGCTTACCTGGTCTTTGGAGCTGTATCAGCAGACCGTAGCAAGGCTATGGCGACAAGGGCAAACCGCTGAAACCGTTATAGTGCAGCACATCATTACGAAAGGCACTATTGACGAGCGGATAATGAAGGCTCTGCAAAATAAGGAGCAAACACAGACTGCCCTTATTGATGCGGTAAAAGCCGACTTGAAAATATAAGCCAAAAATCGACAATAATCGACAATCCGCGCCAATCCGAGGAACTTCAAATTTTCGGAGGTACGAATATGACCGCAAAAGAGTATTTGCAACAAGCCCGTTTTCTTGATATCCGCATAAACTCCAAAATTCAGCAGATAGCATCTTTGAATGAACTCGCTGAAAGTTGTACAGCCACAATGACGGGTATGCCGAAAAATCCCAACCGTGGAGGGTCACGTATGGCAGATGCCGTATGTAAAATCGTAGATTTGCAAGATGAAATCAACCGAGATATTGCAAAACTCGTGGATTTGAAACGTGAAATTATGGGAGTTATTAAGGCTGTCCCCAATGTGGAATATCAAGCCCTTTTAGAAAAGCGATATTTGTGCTTTATTACATGGGAGCAAATAGCCGTTGATATGAGCTATAGCATACAGCACACTTACCGAATGCACGATGCCGCCATTAAGGAAATTGAGCAAATTCTGCAAGATGAGAGTTAAATGTATAGAATGAGAGTGTTGCCTTATGATATCATTATAATAGCGAAATAGAATACAGTTAAGCCTTCACGGGAGTCCCCCTCCTGTGGGGGCTTTTCTTATACCCGGAAAGGAGTGGTTGTATGGGCTACCGTAAGGTCGGCTATATAGAGCAACTGTGGTACATCCTTAAATACAAGCTGGGTGAACTGTTCCGTAGGAGGTGAAACAATGCCCAAGAAACCCAAGCGACCGTGTTCTTACCCCGGCTGTCCAAGGCTTACAGATGGGCGGTTCTGTGAGGAACACAGCAAGGCTGAAGCCAAGCGTTATGAAACCTACGACAGAGACCCCGCCGTAAGGAAACGTTATGGCAGAGCCTGGAAACGCATCCGTGACAGCTACGCAAGTGAACACCCGTTGTGTGAGCTGTGCAAGGAGCAAGGCAAGCTCGTGCCTGTGGAGGAGGTACATCATAAAGTACCTTTATCTGAAGGTGGTACACACGCCAGGACTAACCTTATTAGCCTTTGCAAAGAGTGTCACGCACGAATTCACGCAGAGCGAGGCGACCGTTGGCACACCCGGTAGGGGCGGTCAAATCTCTACGACTTCCACTCTGTGCAACGGGCGGGGGGCTTCGTGTGCGAATTTTGCTATTCAAACGGGGTATTAACCCCCAAGCCGAAAGGAAGGTGAAAAAATGGCCAAGGATGGA